TACAAAATTTTATAACATCAAATTTAAACTCAGGTGCAGATTTAATCAGTTCTCTAAGTTCGTGTTCAATGTCTTTCCAGTCCAACGATGTTTCTAATTCTTTCATTATTACTATTTAATAAAAGAAAGTTGGTGGAGGAGACGGGATTCGAACCCGCGGTTGGATAGCCTCGGAAACTATTGCATTGAGCCACTCTGCCACTCCCCCTTGATTTAAAGGAAAATGGCTGAGCGTTAACTTTATAGATTCCGAGACTACCGAGTTTTTGGGTTAACATTAACCATATCCTTAAACAATTGGTTTTGTGAAATCAAGGTTAATGTGAGAGTTGAGTGTACTAATCCACGTCACCTTCGTACTTACCATCTGTCACCAGCGTGTGCTGTCACCAGGGGCGTCCCAAAGTTCACCGCCAATCAGCATTGACTTTGACTTTACAATAATATTTATAGAAAGATCTTTTGTGGTATTAGAAATAGAGCAGAATTTATGATGTTTTGGACAAAAAAATAGGGCGACCTAAGCCGCCCTATTCTAATCACGCTACCCTTGGATTACGAGAATGATACGTTAGAAGAAGTGATTGACACTTTTCCTAAGTAGTCACCAGCGTTACCAAGTGATGATGCTGTGTTTGACAACTCAACATAACCATAACGTGTCATGAATGACACAACTGGTTCGAAAGTTGCTGGATCAAGAACAACACCTGAAGACATTAGCGGAATGTATGGGCAATAGAATGCCGCCGCATCTGCTTCTGATGAGCCTTTGTAACCAACAAGTACTTGAGAGTCATCAGCACCTGAATCAGCCAAGTAAGCATCAACATACACTCTCATTGCGTTGTTTAATGTACCAACGAATTTAGTGTTTGTTGGGCCTTCAAACGTACCTTCTGTAGTTCTTGCGAATGCAGAAGTTGTAGCAGATTGTAGGATAGTCAATGCTTGGTTTGAAACCACTGCAAAGTTACCTGCACCTCTACGTGTACGCTGAGCGATCAAGTTTGCTACTCTGTTGATTTGAACTGCTAAAGCCGCATGTTCGTCACCAACGAATGTAGCAGTACCAGATACTGCCGCTTGGTCGTAAGTTTGTTCAACTGAAGCAAGTGATCTTAATGAAGCAAGGATCTCTTGGTCGATTTCAGCAGTAATTTCTTGTGCTAAAGCCGCCATGATTTCCGCTTCGATATCAATGCCTTGTTGTGCTTGTGCATCTTGAGCCGCCTCAAATGTCCAACGAGCAGATAGTTTACGAGTTTTCGCTTCTACTGCTTGTTTTAAGATTTGAATGCTTAACTTTTTACCTGCCGCACCTTCAAGTGTTGCAGTTGCATCTGCTTTATCAGAAGAACCACCACCTGAATAGCCTAAGCCAATTTGGAATGGTGATAATGCTTCATCGCCAGCAGTTACGTCATCAAAAGTTTCAGCATAACGTACTCTTAATGTATGGATCTGTGATACAGGTCCAGTCATTGGTTGAACGCCAACAATCTCATTTGCGATTGTAGTTGGCATTACACGTCTAATTACCGGAAGGATAACTCTGTTAAGAGTTGCTACGTTCCCAGCACTAGTTGCGCCAGAAGTTGCCGCCTCAGCGAGATACTTGCGAGTGTTCTCGAGAGTGACATCCATTACGCTCTTCTTGTGACCTTCTAAGCCTTCAAGAAGTGCTACTTTGGTCTCCTGCCAGTTTTCTTTTAGTATGTCTGACATTTTTTGTCTCTCCTTTTTAGTTTAATCCCGCTAATCTGCGGAGTTCAATTAAGTTTGAATTTTCTTCTACCTTGATTTCTTTGTCGCCTGTTACTTCTGTGCCTTCCATGATTGCCTTTTTGGTTGCAGTTGATGGTTTTTTATCTTCCATTACCGCAGGTAGATACTTTTCAAACGCAGTATGCAACTTACCTGTTTGCACACTTTCCAATAGTTCTGACATGATTTCTCGCTTGTCTTTACCTAGTGGGTTTAACAACTCATTCATCACTGCAACTCTCTCTGCTTCGTCTTTGGCTTTAGCAATTTCTGCTTCCTTAGACTCAACTAAAGTGTCCTTCTCTGTGATGGTTTTCTTAGCCTCTTCTAATGATGCATCTTTCTCAGCGATAACTCTCATCAACTTCGCAGTTTCTGATTTTTCGTTTAAGTAAGATGATTGATATTCATTAGCAAACGCTTCGAATAGTTTTCTACCAAAGTGGTTTTCTCTTGAAGCACTAATGTCTTCTTTGAGTTGTTTGATTTCTGAAGTTAATTTAGAATTAACAGCAGACTCTACCACTTTTGCAGATTTCTCAATAAAGCGTTGTTTCACTTCATCAAGTTTGGATTTTGCTTCTTTTACAAGTTTAACCTTGGTTTCTGCTAGATCCTTTTTATCTTCTGCAAACTCTGTGATTTCTTTTGCTAAAGATTTAACAACAAAGTCTTCGAGTTTTCCAAAGTTTTCTGAAACTTTTTTACGGTCTTCATTCAACTCTGAAATTTCTTTGGATAACTGACCGAGTACAAACTCTTGCAGTTTCTCAGAATGTTCAGCAACTTTCTTCTTATATTCAACTCTTGCTTCAGCAAGTGCTTTTTTATCTTCAGAAAGTTCTTTAATTTCTGATTCCAAACGCTCGGAGACCATTGCGTCAATCGCTTCAACCATGCTTGATTTATCATGTTCGTAGCGTTTAGCAAATTCTTCACGTAGTTCAGCAGTAACACTATCACGGTGCTCTTTTACTTTTGATTCCCAGGCATTAGTGATTTGGTCTTTGACCTCTTCGCTAATAATCCCAGTTTCAAAAAGTTTATTAAAAACGTCACTCATCGTGCTTCTCCTTTTTGTTACTGCAAGCCTTTTATGACTCGTAGTATCTGTTCTTGTAGATACTTTTGTGCTTTCGGATCATGTCCTACCTCACCTGCTGATCTAATCGCACTTAATCCACCTCTAGTGTTCATAAAGTGTTCATAGATTGGTGTAGGATATGCCCCAGGAGCACTTGGTTGTGCCACTACATCCACGGTAATAATTTCAAACTCTGAAACTTCGCCGTTTGACTCGTTAACATTTCCGCTTCCTCTTGATGAGACACCTAGTTTAACTCCGCTTTCCAGCATCGTTTTAACTAGGTTACCCATTGGAGTTGGCAAAATTTTCATTTTGCCAAACCCGTTAGGACCGTCCATCCACATGTCAGTGATCATGTGGCTAACTCTGTCCAAATTTACTTTTAAATCATCTGGGTGATCAACTTCACCTAGAACTGAGTATCCTCCGTCAATTTGATCCTTTAGGGTCGATACAGCGTTGCCTATCTCAGAGACAGGGTATATACGCTGGTTAGCGTTTTTGACACCACCCTGAATACAAATGCCCTTTAGATAAAGAGACTTGTTTTCTCCTTCACCTTGTGACTCTAAAGTGACCTTTGCTTGGTCAAATGTCAAATTTTCTCGTAGGTACAAAGATGCCATATTGGCTTCCTCCTAATTACTCAGCAGTCTTTTTTACAGATGCTTTTTTAAAAGAATCCCCAGCGTTAGCACCTGGTTCATTCTCGAAAGATTTCCCCATGTCCTTTGCCGCAGGAGCCTTACCGCCCTTTTCTTCACCACTTTGTGCAATGTTTTTACCATCAGCACCTGAGTCTTTACCACCTTTCGATGCTACCGGACTCGTAGTGTTATCAGCGCCTTCTGAATTGTTAGGTGCAGAGACTTTTTCGACGTATTCTCTCATAGTCTCGCCAACGGATTTTTCTTTTTTTGCACCTTCTTCAACTTCTTCACCATCTTCTTCTGTTGCTTCAAATGGTGCTTCAATTGCTTCTTCTTCGGCTTCTTCTGATTCTTCTTCGTCTGCTTCTGGACCCATTTCTGGCTCACCTTCTCCGCCTTCGTCTTTATTAACGAATGCATCAAATTCTGCTTTTAATTCGTCCAAAGCATCTTCAAGATCAACAACTTTGTCTTCTAGATCTTCATGATCTTCTTCATGATCGTCCATTTTACCATCGTCGTCGTAATCTTTGTCCATGTCATCGCCTTTATCTGCTTCGATATCAGCAATCATGTCGTCAGCGGCATCGCCACCAACTTCTTCTACTGATTCTTCTTCAGTAGGTTCAACGAATTCTTCTACAGACTCTTCTGATTCATCTTCTTTTGATTCTTCAACTTCGTCGTCTGTTTTTTCTTCTGTTGATTCTTCAACTTCGTCTTCTTTGGACTCTTCAGTTGCTTCGTCAACTTCTTTTTCTGCTTCTTTTTCCTCAGACTCGATTAGTCCTTGGTAAATTTCTTTAGACTTCTCTACAACGATATCATGAAATAAAGACTCTGCTTTATCTTTTTCTTCGTTAACAAGAAGGTCTAATAATTGTTCAAATTTAGTTTTATCTGACATTGTATTATCTCCTTTGTTTAGTTAATAGGCAAGGCTGTCATGTGTATTTACAAAAAAACCAGTTTTACCGGTCCAAATGGTGGTAAAAATGTGGTTTTTTTGCTATTCTTACTTATCAATTGTGTTATTGAACTCTTTATATGTGATATTTCTGTAATTTGCATACTGATTTAGGTTATTTGGCACAAAATCTTCCTTTTGCATTACCCTAATAAAGCGTCTGTCAGAGTTTTCTCTAACAATGGTTTCGGTTTGTCTAAGCCAATTACCGTAATATGTAGCGGGTTCGTGTCTTGCTTTGTAGTTTTTACTACCAGCATATATGTTGTTGACCCTAGCACCGTTTTCTAATCCTACGAAATCAAACCCTAGTATATAAATGTCCTGGCAACCGTCTAAAACTGCCTTGTATAGTGCAGTAGGACCGCTACTCCAACCCTTGTTAGGATTAAAATAGTTCAATCCTACGTACTTTTCAAAGGCTTTATTGTAATTTGTCCATACTTCGCACTCGTATTGAAAGTTTGCACCAACAATTTCATGGATCATCTTAGGATCAACTGCAACTAAAACATTAGGACAAAATTCTCTATAGACAGCATTACACGCATATATCAATCCTCTGTCTATAAGATTCTTTAAATCGAATTTTCGTCGAGATGTTCCGTTGCCGATAACAAAACCGGTTCTTCTCATAACGTATTATTTAAAAAAATTGGAATTTTATACCGCTTGTTCTGGTGCAGGTTGTGCATACATAGTTTGAACAAACTCTAATTCTTTTGCTTGTTCAAGTTCTCTTGCTTCTGCTGTTCTTCTAATGGTATTAATTTGCTTTAATGTAAGTCGTGTCTTTCTTGTGTCATCAGATTTGACAACCGAAATATCTCTATCAGCATCGTAGCGTTTGTCATCGCCAAATGCTTTTCCGTCTTGATCAAAATAAAAGAATTCTTTTAACAACATGCTTTTATTTATTCTCCTGCTGGTGGAGTTTCGGCTCCTGGTGCAGGTTCTGTTTCGCCCGGTGCTTCGGGTGCGCCTTCGCCAGGTTCAGTTGAACCAAGGGTATCAATATCCTGTGATATTCCTCCAGGAGTAACTCCTACATTTCTCATCTGTACTTGTGAATTTTGATTGCTAAACGTTCCATCGACGTTTTCTTCACGCCATAGCGTTTCGTTTTCTGCCATTTCTTCTGCACTTAGTCCTAAGAAACGTTTTAGTGCAAAACGTTTACTCATGTATGGTACTTCTTGCAATGAAGCGAATGTGTTAACACGAGCATTATCCATTTCACTTTGTCTGTAAGCCGCAAAGTTTTGTGGAGAATTAAATTTTAAATCAAATAAATCATTATCAATGTTTACACCTTTAGCATTTAAAAACATCTTAAACTCTCTATCAAAGATGTATGCTACAAGGCTTTGTAAACGTTTGCAGTATTCGTTAAATCTTAATTCTTGAATATAAGCAGTACCTACCCTACCGTCGTTATACTGAGAAGCAGAATCTTCTGCTCCGGTAGGTAAGTATGAACTTGGTATACGTAAACCACGGAATAACTTATTAGTAAAATATTTTAAATCGTCAATTTCACCTAAGTTAGTACCGCCTGGTAGTGTTTCTACCTTAGAACCACGTCCTTCCGCTGTTTGTGGAAAGAAATAGTCTTCATTAATTGATAGTGGATTAAAACTAGCGTCAATAACGTTAGTACCACCACCAGTTGACGATGGAATTCTGCGTTGATGGATTTCATTTTTGACCCTTTCAACAAATCCCATAGCAAGGTGAGTAGGCATGTTACCTACATCGATGTAAAATACTCTACGCTCCGGTGCTCTTTGCACACGGTAGATAATAATAGCATCTTCAAGTAATTCTTTCTGCTTATAAACTTTAAACACACTTTCTAAAAGTGAGTTACCAAATGGAAAGTTTCTGTCTAAACCTTCAGATAATGATAAATGCACAATATGGTTAGCATCAATTGCCAACTGATTTAGATTTTTATCAAATCTACCACCAGCATTGTTTGGTGTTGCTCCACCAACATAACCTCTGCCCAATGACCCACCTGATGTTGTGTAATTTACTTGGCCTTGGTTGTCTGTTGCATTAATTTGTGTTACTGATAAATTTTGAAAGTTAGGGTTGATATCTCTAACAACATATTGTTCTGGCTCTTTGCCTTCTGATTCATTAACAATAATTTTGTCTACTTTTGCAGGATCCACATGCATCCATTTAAATGTTTCTGGATCTCTTACAAAGAAACAATCACCGTACTTGAATACATTACGAATGATTTTAAAAATTCTTCTTTCAAAGTTATTTAGGTCCGCCCATTGTTGCAAATAACCTTTTAATACCTTTGTTTCTGTGCTTGTGCTTTGTGCTTTGTAACTGATTACGAATGGTGTTTCATTTTCTTTGTTCTTCTGTGAACAAAATTCTGCAAGTATATCCAATGCCGCATTTACTTCGCTGTCTTGGTCCATTGTTTCATACTGACCATAACGCTCGATACGATTAGGATGACCTGTGTAAACATCTGGTAAAAATGATGAATAATTTGTTCTTGCCGGACCTGCACCTGAGCCTGGAATTGGACTTGAGTTCCCCGATGTATCTTTTGGTTTATATTCCTGAAAGTATTTTTTCCAACTCATATTGTTTTCCTATTACATGGACTGAAGTTCAGCCAACATGTCTCTATTAATTTTAATCAAAGTGTCAAGTTTTGCAGTCATTCCACCGGTAGTGTTATTTATAGGTGTTCCAGAACTTGATACATTATTTGATTTTACACTCTGTGCCTGCATCTTGTCAAGTTGTTCGTCGCTCAAACCGGTCATTGATTTTACCATTCCGCGGCCTTGTTGGTTCAATGCACCCTCATTTTTCTTGGCATAAGCATCAATCTCGGCTCCTTTGGTCTGTGCGATGTTCATCATTTTGCCTATATCCATTTTGCCACCTGACATAGAACCCTTCATGTCACCCATCATGCCCTGCATCATGTTTAACATACCTCCCATAGGAGAATCCTTAGGTACTACCGCTTCTTCTCCGTGTAACATGGCCGGAGTTCCCTTACCAAAGTTTTGGAATAATGTACCAAAGTTACCTACGGTACCGTCATTCAATTGATTTTTATTAAGTAATTTAAAAAACTTCTGTGCTTTTTCTACATCTTCTTTTGATGCTGAGTCGGCGTTCTTAGATAATTTCTCCATTTGATTGTAAAACTGCCCCATTTGTTCATGTATGCCAACCTTAAGAGTCTGACCGAATAAACCTTTTTTAGTCTTAGTTTCGTCAAATAACCCTGCATCTCTAAATGCCGCCGCTTTCATTGGATCAAAATTGGCACCATCAGGATCGCCCGCTTCTTCTAGTAATACTTTCTTTTGGCTTGTTGAGAGATTATCAAAATCAGTATTTGCCGCTTTATTTGCGACATCTTTTTTCTCAATGCCGAGAATTTTTCTAACAAGATAAGAACTGGAAAATGACGCTTCTAGGGTATTCATTAATTCAACCCATCTGTTCTTGATGTAGTTCATTAGTCCGCCTTCTTTTTCTAAATCTTTTTTGAAAGTATCAATCCATTCTCTTAAACTGCCCGAACTTCTTTGCAAGTATCTACTAAATGTACGCAAGTACGGTGTCATCTTTTGTCCTATAATAGCCACCAAATCCATTATTACGTTTCTAAAATTTGATATTGCCTGTTCTGTTTCGATTGCTGATCTACCGAAGTCGTCAATTTTTCCTAGATTGCTTTCTGTGTCTTCTAGTGTTCCGCCAAATATTCTACCAAATCTTGCGATACCATTGAATGTTTCTCCAATTGGATCTCCTGTCATTGTTAGGGTAGCACCTAATCTATTTGTTCTTTGTATAAATCCTGCATTTGCGTTTGCTAATC